CCCGGCTCCCGTTTCCCTTGGTGACAGATCGCCCAGGTGGAACGTGCAGCAGGTCTCCGACTTCATGCGGACGATGCAGGCTCACTCATCGAGCCGTTCTGCCAAATGAAAATTTCTCAGAAATTTCTCAGAAATGGCGGACCTTTCGCTTACTCGTCCAGCCGTTCCGCAAGCTCCTCCGCGGATGGCCGATAGTAGCGCTGGAGCATCCTCAGATCACCGTGCCCCAGCTGCCTTGCGAGCGCCAGGACATCGAGCCTCGGCGCTCCGGTTTTCCCGGGCGATGCCGCCCAAGTGCAGAAAGTTGCCCTCCCGTCGTGGAAGTGCAATCCCTGCTTCACGATGCTGCCATTCGCATCCACCACATCCCTCAGCCCGCAACGGTCGCGGAGCTTCCTGAAGATCGCGTCCCTGTTCGCGTCTGACACCTGCCAGATCGGCTCCCCGAGCCCAAGCGCGCGCACTGCCTCGACGATCTCCACGGCAGCCGACTGGAGGGCAACGTCACGCCCGATTCGTGTCTTGGTTGCTGATGCCGGCAGATGGATTACCCTGCCGTCGATCCATTCGGAGCGGATCTGAAGGATCTCGCCGCCCCGCATGCCTGTCAGGCAGGACAGCACGAACGCCGCAGCCACCCTCGCCGTCTGAGTGGTGGGTGGCGTCTTACGGTCCCATCCAGCCGCGACGCAGATCATGTCGATTTCCTCGGGCGTGGCAACGCGCTCCCGGTGCGGATTGTCGCGGGCGGGCTTGACCTGCTTGAGAGGATTGGACGGGAGCCAGTGACGCTCGACCGCGAAATTCAAAGCGGAGCGGAGCAGCGTGAACTCCCTCTTGACGCCTGCGGTGGAAATTGCCGCCAGCCGTTCGTCCTGGAACCGCTTCAGCACGTCGGGAGTCAGGTCGGCGAGCAGGACCGGTCCGATTGACGACTTCGCGAACCACTTCGCCTTCACTGTGTCATACTTCAGATTGTGCTTTTGGACGGCTCGCTCCCGAACATACCTGTCCATGAGTGTCCCGAGAGTGATCGGCTCGATCAGCGTCTCCCCTGCTTGGAACGCGATTTCCTGCTGGAGAGCCCAGCGTTTCGCTTCAGCTTTCTGAATGAAAGTTTTCGCGCGCCGCTTCCCGCGGACGCAGACCTGTGCCTGCCACCGGTCCCCGCGCTTCTTGATTGTTGCCATTGCCTTGCCTGCCTGTCGTAAAGTGTGTCGTAGATCTGTCGTAAATTATGACAGTTTCCGACAGTGTACGACAGTTCAGGAGGCTTGCAACTGCTTGAAATCCCTGAATTTGAAAGGTTTTGTGGTGCCCAGGACGGGTATCGGAAATATGTTTTAGAACAGCAGGATGAGGCTTTTGCGTCGTAGTACCGTTGTATCAGAAATCACCTTGCGCTGACTGCATCCTTGTCTGCTGAAGCTCGGAGAGAAAGCTCCGCACCCTCGCCAGCCAGCTCGACACCTTCCGCGAGTAGGCCGACGCATCGGGCAAGCTGCTCTCCGTGATCGCCTGCGGGAGCGGCTGGGGCTCCGGGCACGGGACGCTCACGAAGACTTTTTCCGGCTGCGGCGAGCTGGTCGCGCAGCCTGCCAGCATCAGCGCGAAGAGCGCGACCAGAAGCAAGAGCCTGATCACGTTCAGACAGTGCTCGAGCGAGCTCGTGCTGTTTTGCCTCGAACTGGTCGAGGAGCTTTGAATACGATTCATTTGCTTCCTGATTGATTTGGGCGACGAGCTGGAGGTGTTGCTCCTTCAGCTCGGTGATCTCACGGTCGGAGAGTACTTTCTCGATGTGGTAGCCCAGCGCGATGCCACAGATCAGCGCGGGGATGAGCATGCGCCAGTCCATCAGTCCATCCCCCGCCTGAACATCGCCGCCTCTGCCTCTCGTCTGCGGACGAGTCCGGGGAGTTCCTTGCCGGCCGCGTACCTCCACTTCTTGAACTCATAGGAGGCATTCACGAACATGCCCTGGTTGACGAGACGCAGGAGCGTGCTGCGCTTGAATGCCCCGACTCCTTCGTTGAACGCAAAGGACAGCATCGCCGCCGCCTGCCCCTCGGTCACGGGGACCTTGATGAGCGGTGCGAGCTGGAGGGCGAAGTACTTCAGGTCGGCATCAAGCAAGAGCTCGGCAGCGACCTCGTCGATCTCCTGCCCGGCTTCTACGCCGTCCGTGTGCCCGTACCCGATTGTCCAGATTCCCGCGGGGCACTTGTATGCCTTGAGCCGCAGCCCCTCGAATTCTCTGATCAGCGGCTTCGCGGCGTCAACGCCCCACTCACTGAATTTTTTTCTCATCATCTCCGACTCCTTCGATTTTGCGCTCGGCCTTCTGCTGGAGGGAATGGAGCCCTCGGCGAACGAAGGCGGGGATCAGGTCTCCATAGCCCAGGCGGTCGATGTTCTCGATCAGCGAGACCACCTCATTCAACCCCAAGGCGCAAATCATCACGTCCCTGAGCGCGAACGGCAGCCCGAGGCCGGTCGCCATCGTGTCGATCCCGTGCGCGAGAGCGACGATCAGAAAAACGATCATTTTTCGCGCGATCCCGCGCAGCCCCGCGTCCGAGGAATACTTGCCCGCGATCCAGGCGGCGCACGACCCGGTGACGTAGTCGGAGACTACGAAGATAAACAGCCATTGCATCCCGGATGTGATCTCGCCAAAAAAGAAGGAGACCGCAGCCCCCACCGCAGCCCCGACCGCCATCACGATCCCGTGTCCCTTGTCGGGGACGAGGCTCAAAAGAAAGTCCTGCATCTCGCCCCTTTCCTTTATGTGAACTTCGCCTTGAGGGGCAGTACGGCCCCGTCAGCAGCGTCCGCAATCGCCTGCGCCGCGTTTGCCGTCGGGTCGCTTGCCAGCGTAAGCGTCAGGTTCGACGGGGAAACGGCTGGTATATAAGATGTGCCGGCTTTGAATGCCGCGACCATCTGGATCTCAGTGCCGCCGTACGAGGTCGGGTAGATCTGTCCGAATGCTTCTATCCCCTCCTCCTGATCCCCCGACGAGAAGCCCTTGAGCGTTATGCCTTGATATGTCGTACTGCCGACCTTCATAAACAGATCGAATTCGTCACTCGCAGTCTGCTCCTCCGCGGGGTATGCCTTGATCTCGATCGCAATCGCCAACACTGAGATCCCTTCGATCGGAATGTCGTCTGAGCAGTCTGCCCACGAGGACCACTGCGTGTTGTATCTTTCCTTTTGCCTCCACCGCAGCCCCCCCGCCGTCCAGCCTGAGTCGGCTTGAATGTACGGGATCACTTCGCCAAAACTGACATCGACAATCTGGTCATCTGTCGCCGGGATGATCTTGCTTGCAGCCAGCACTTGCCTGGGCTTGCACTCTACCGAAGCAGTGATTGTCTGATGCTCGGACTGCGTGATGATGAACTGAAGCTGCTCAGTCGGACTCATCGGACCGGGTTCGACACCGCCGCCCGTCTCGATCGCTGCGATCTGCTCAGGCATCTGCGACGGAGTCATCGTCGCAGTACTGCCCGTTTTTGTCCTGATCGCGTCCGCGATGGCGGTCAGCGTGCTTTCAGTAATAAGTGCTTTTGCCATTCAGTACTCCGTTGCGTCAGCGTCCGGAACATCCAGGGCGATGCGGAACGCCCCGTTCCGGTACTCGTAAATCGGGTGATGCGGCTCGAGGTAGATTTGAGTTGTGCTATACGTGCAACCCAAATACAGGTACTGGTACCCATCCGCGCTGGTCGGAATCGCCTGCGTGAGCGGAGTCGTGCTCACGGGCGTGAATGTCGTGCCGGACATGGTCCCTTTCACAAATACAGGCTGCATCGCCGTCCATGTTCCCGCTTGAGTCGTCGCAAGCGTGAAATAAAAGGCAAGGTAGGTCGTGGTCGCAGTCTTGTTTGCCGCGATCGCGCCGCCGGCATAGAGGATCGGATGGAGCAGGCTGAAGGCAGCACCCGTTTTCAGGTGGTGATATTGCCCGTTGTCTCCGGCGACGATGATATTGCCCGTGGCAATCGCCGATGCGGCATAGACCGCGACCTGGTATCTGAGCCGGTCGTAGTAGTTGGTGGTCGTGTCGGGAGCTCCGTTCAGCCACCAGCCGCGGGCGATTGTCGTCCCCTCCGGTGCCTCAAGGTAAGTCAGAAGGGCGACTGTCCCCGCCGGCACCTGCGTCCCGAGGCGCGTTGCCGCGCGGTAGTAGCAGGGTATCGCTCCGGTCGTGGAGCCGTCCGAGAGCGTCAGGTCAAGAGTGACATTCGCCGCTCCGGCGTATGGCAGCCAGTAGCGAATCGTCTGTCCGTTCGTCAGCGCGGACAAATCAGAGCAGACCCCGGTCCACGCCGCCCCGGCGGCATCCTGCGTTCCCTCGACGAAGGGGATCGGCGCGATGTCTTCTCCTGGGTCGCCCTTGGGTCCCTTCGGACCTTCGGGACCCTGCTTGCCTTCCGGCCCCGTGTCTCCCTTCGGGCCGGTATCGCCCTTTGGCCCCTGTGGACCTTCGGGACCTTCTGGACCTGTGTCACCTTTGGGCCCCGTGTCGCCTTTTGCGCCCGTGTCGCCTTTTTCTCCCTTCTCGCCCTGCGGTCCTGCCTTTCCCTCGGGTCCCTGCTCTCCCTGAGGACCGGACAGTCCGCGTTCGCCCTGGGGGCCTTCGGGACCGCGGGGACCCTGCGCCCCCTCGAGGCCCTGCGGACCGCGTTCGCCTTGCGGACCCTGCGGACCCGTTGCGCCCCGAGGACCGATCTCGCCCTGAACGCCCTGGATGCCCTGCTCGCCGCGGGGGCCCTGCTCGCCCTGCCGACCGCGAGGACCTTCGGGACCCGTGTCGCCCTTCGGGCCTTGAATGCCCTGTTCGCCCTGGGGTCCGCGTTCGCCCCGAAGCCCTTGGAGTCCCTGCGGTCCGCGCTCTCCGACAGCTCCGCGTGGGATCACGAAGTCGAGGACAGCCGCTCCGCTTGTCCCCGAGTTCACGACAGAAGCCTCCGTGCCGGGTTCGCCCGTTGCCACGGATCCGACCGCCACGGTGGCGGCAGCTCCACGGGCCCCGCGGACGGTAGCCACGGGGATCTCGATCACCGACGCGGTCTCCTGCGTCACCTCCACGGTCGGCTGCTCGGGGAGCCTGATCTCGATGATGTTGTCGCTCATCTGGTCACTTCCTGACGAAGAGTCACGAATCCCTCGAGCACGCGGGTCACCTCGTCCGAGGGGCTCACGAGCTCGAGGTCATAGGCGTAGCGTGTGGCGGACATCTGCTCCGTCACGGCGTGGGGGAACACGATCGTCACCGTGTTGTCCTCGACCTCGATCCTGCCGTTCGCGGTAGAGAGCTCGTCGGAAACGGCGCAGCATGTCGGGGACTTCCGCAGCTGCATGCGCGCCCCGTAGCCGGTGTAGTCGACCGGGGCACCCTCGGCGTCCTTGAAGGAGAGGGGGATCGAGGTGTCGGATCCCTGGTCAATCACGAAGTCGTAGCGCGTTGCCATCTCATTCCTCCCCGATCCTTGCCTCGATCTGCGACAAACGCCAGCGCAGATAGGCGCATTCAAGCGCGAGCGCCTCGCTGTATCTGATGCCATAAGCATCGCCAGCCTGCCGGATCAGCCTGCGCTCTGTGTGCGTCGTGGCAGGCACATCCTCGCCGTTTTCGTTGATTGCGGCGGGCGCGTCAATGATCTCAACCGTTTCGTACTCTGCTTCCCATTTGTCATAGCAAAGCAGACCGTAGCGCGCGGCATCCAGTCCCTCGGAGGCGAAAGCCTCAACGACATCCTGGGCAACCAGCCCAACGTGCATGCGGGCATCCTCGCCCTTCTTGGCGAGCGCGTCCTTGAACTGGAACACCCGCACCCTCACCTTGCCCCAGGCGCGCATCAGTGCGTCCGAAGGATCGGCAATGTTGTCCTTTTCACGCTTGTCGGACGTGTTGATCGCGCCTGTGCTGGAAAACACTTCCTTCCATCGGGCGGAAGCAGAACCAAGGTTCTGCGCGGCAGTCGTGCCCGGGCAGAGCGCGTAGGAGGCGTCGATTTGCAGGACGCGCTGCGTGATCACGCTGTTGTTGCTGGCGTCATCGGCATACGATGCGACCCAAAAATCAGAGCCGGCAGAGTAGCCGATCTGAGGCGCGTTGTACGGGTCAGGCGATGCCAGAGCGATTGCCGGCGCGCCGTTCGATGTCTGTCCCTGCTTCGCGCGCCACACCTGGAAGTTCGCGTCTTCCCCGTGGATCCCGTCCACGGTCGTTGCAATCTGGTTGACAGGCGGCTGAGTTTTGTCGGAGACAATTCCCGAGTAGCGGACGTTCTTGCAACCGGTCGAAAATGTCGCGGCGTACAGGTTGGAGACGCCGCTTGTGTTCTTCGTCACGAGCCTGTAATTGACCAGGCGCGGGCGGTCAATGCCTATAAAATAGCATGACATTGTCGAGCCGCTCAGGCTGCTCGCGTCCAGCGTGACCGCGTTGTTTTCCACCAGCACGTTGCGCGCGTAGTGCAGGCTCGCGAACTGGCTCGTCACGTTCGCGACATTGTCGTGGATGCTGATGTCTTCCTGGTAATAGCCGGAATAGCCCGCCTGGTAGATCGCCACGGGGACGTTCGAGAATGTGCAGCCCGCGATCTCAAAGGCGCCGACCGCCTGCGTTTTTTGCTCTGCGGTGCCATCGTTGCGGTGCGTGATGTGGACGGCATACTGCCCGACGCCGTCGAACGTGCAGTCCAGAACCTTCCAGCCGTAGAACATCGTGTTCGTGCAGGTTGCCGCGCGATACCTGATGCCGCGGAACGTGCAGCCCCTGATCGTCACGTCCTCTGTGCGCTTGCCGGGGTCGTTGCCGTGCGAGCCGATGCCGGCATAGGGCGAGGACGCGGTGATCTCGTTGGAGTTTTCCGCATTCGTGACAAGGCATCCGTCGATCAGGATGTTCTTGTTTTCAGTGCCGTCCGCATAGACGGTCGGAGTCGCCGCCGCCGTGTTGGGATTCAGCTGGATGACTTCAGGATAGTAATCTTCGATTTCGGGAGGAAACTGCCCGTAAAAAGAGCAATTCCTGACAACCACATCGCGGCACCCGCCGAACTCCAGCGTGTGGACGCGGCGGCAGTTCTTGAAGACAACGTCCTCCAGGCGGATGTTCTGCGCGTGGTGGAAGACGAGCGCCTGCCTCAGCACGTTCGGGTTGGAGCTCTGGCAGTTGCCGTCAATCGTGCCGCCGTACCAAAACACATTGCCGTTTCCGCTGTAGCCTGCCGGGCCAACTTCCTTGACATACCCCAACGTGTTGGCGAGCATGCTGTAGTTGTCTGTATCGCTCGCCTTGATTGTCGCACCATAGGCAAGAATCAGCACGTTGCCGCCAAACTGCACCTGCTTGCTGATGCAGTAAGTGCCGGGCGGGATGATCACATTGCTGCCGCCAGCTGACGCGGCAGAAAAAACAGCCTGCAGCGCGTCTGAGTCATCCGCCTCGCCGTCGCCCTTGGCACCGTAATCCTGCGCGTTGATGAATGAGACGCCGATGTTCACCTTTGCCTGACGCCTCTGCTCGTCCGTCAGCGTCTGCGGCAAGTAGCTCACCGCGTTCATGGCTGCGTGCATGCCGCCGATGATCTCCGCGAGCTGATTGACCCTAGACGCGTCAGGCGTCTGGCCGCCCGCACGGATAGCGTTCTCGATCTCGCTCGCTACCGCGTAAAACCAATAAGCGCCGGGCACAGTCGCCCGGCTATTGCCGGTCACGGTGCCGTCCTGGGGGTAGCCCTCTTCCGCACTCGCGGGCAGTGTGGGTGGCGTGCCGGACACGTCCGAGTAATAGACTTGCTTCATTCCGCACCTAAAAAAAAATGCCGCCCATGTGCGGGCGGCTAATCAGGAGGAGACAAATTGATTCAGGCCTTGATGCAAGGCAGGAGACGCAGCGCGGGCGGTTGCACCGTTGTGCTGCGCCCGTACACCGCGCTGGACCTTGAGGCATTCAGTTCATAAACCGAGCCCCAGTCGTCGTTTGCGCCGTTGTGGACCTGCGCGCTCCATCGGCCGGCTTCCGAGAATGCCCCGTTGGCAACAGTGCCGGGCAAGTCTCCGCGGCCTGTGCGCGCCGCCCAGAACTTGCCCGTGACATTCGGCAAGCCTGCCGCGACTGCCAGCCCGACATTGGTCGACGCGCCTTCGGGAAATCTTCCGATCAAGTTGGGAAGGTTGAAAGTGTTCGCGCCATTGCCGGCGCCGTATGTCTCGCCGATCGCGTCGAAAAGCTCAGGATAAGCCGCGCGGCTCACCTCCCGCCCGTCGCAGACAAGCCAGCCGTCGGGCGCGGTTGCCTGTGCGAAAAACTGCACGGCGCCAGTTGGGCTGGCTGCCGTCGCGATCGCGCGGATCGCCTGCGCCAGCTGCGTCAAGTCGTTGCGGTCCGGCGTGATTCCTGCCGCCTTGATCGCGTTCTCGACCTCGCTCGTGATCGTGTGATACCACTGCGCCCCCGGGACGGTCGCGCTGATGCCTCCAGTCGCGGACCCGTCTGTCGGATATCCGGCAGGGATGTCCTGCGGGATCTCGGGAGGCGTCTGGACTGCGTTGCTTAGATAAAGACTTTCCATTATTCCCTCAGGTCGAAATACCCATAGATGACTTCAGTGTGCGCCGGCTTGTAGCGCTCAATCAGGCACTCGATGAGCTGATCGCCCCACCATGCGAGCGCTTCGTCCACGCCGCCGATGACCGTGTGCGCATTGACCGTCGAGCCCTCTGCGCTGGTGCCGCTCAGGATGTTCACCCGCCACCAGAAGGGCTTCGGCTCGCTCCAAAGCGCGTCCATCACCTGCGACTCAACGGTGTGCGTCTGCAGCTCGTCGATTTGAATGCGGTAGCCGAACCGCGCCGCCAAATCGGCAAAGAACTGGCGGCTCTGCCCGCCCGGCACTGTGATGCGGAACAGCAGCAGCTGGCGCAGCGTGCTGTCCGTCAGGTTGTCGAGCAACCCCGTGCAGACGTCAGGCAGCCCCCATTCCTCGAGCCATTCGCGGAAACACTCGACGCTCACCCGCGGGTCGTCCTCGCGGACCAGCGCGTCAACCCTCGAATCGATGCGGGAGAGTTCGAGTGCGAACACCTCGAGGAGCATCGCGATCATCGACTCGTAGTCCCCGCGGGGGAACGCGGGGCCGGGAGGGAGCAGCTGCCGCAGGAGCTGTTCGTATTCCTGATATGTCGCCATGGTCAGCTCCAGGTGATGTCGCCGAGCACCAGCAGCTCGCCTTCCGCTGCCGTCACGTTCTCCGTCGGGGAGACGAGCACATGATCAACCTCCCCAGAAGCGGACGAGATCGCCGCCCTGATGTGGCTGATGTAAATCGTGCCGCCCGGCTCGGCCTCAGCAGTGAACAGGTCCTGCAATGCCGCGCGGATCGCCTCGCGGACAGCCGTCGTGTCAGGCGTCACCGCGCGAATCGTCATCGGCACCGCGTTGGTCGTCGGCGCGATGACCGTCAGGATCGCGGTCACGGGGCGCGCCTCGTCGATGTGCGCCTGCACCTTCGCGACCATCTCGGCGTCAGGAATGATCGGGTCGAGGCCGTCGCAGACGAAGCGCACGATGACCGTGCCCGGCTGCGTGCCCTGGTACACCCATGCGCGCGTCACGCCAGCCACTTCCTTCGCCCATGCCACGTAATCCGCGGCAGAGCCTCCGCAAGGCTTCTCCCTCGTGCGCTCGAGCAGGCGTTCCCTGAGATCCTCGTCGCTCTCCTGGTCTACGCCCCCCGAAATGCCGCCCGAGACCGCCTCGCTCTCGACTCCCGCCACGGGAGAGACGAACGAGAGCGTCTCGCCTTCCGTCAGGTTCGCCGCGGCACCTGCCACGAGCGCCTCGACATCCACAACTCC